GACCTGTTGCCGGTGACGACGCCACCCGGGTCATAATCTTTCCGCTGGTCAGGTTCGCCACACCCAGGTCCACGGAGAACGTGGCGCTGTTCGTGACGGTCACCTGAAACGGCGTGGCCGGAATCGTCCATGCCTCGCCTGCGGCCCCGAGGATCTGCCCGGTGGCGGACGTCGAACTCGACATCACGGCGCCAAGGAGGGAGCCGAGAATGCCTGCATTCTTTGCCTTTCCGGTAAGCTTGGCGTTGGCCTTGGCCACGTCGATCGGGAACTGGTACGACCCACGCAGCTCCTTCAGATCGTAACTGATATCAACCGAGATATCCGTCAACACCGCGAATGGAACCGGCGTGGGGTTCGATCCAGTTGGGATGAGAGCGAGCTGGCCGACGCCGAAATTGTACTGAGGCATTTATGTTTCCTTTCCTGCCAGCACGAAGGCTAGCTCGTTCACTTTGTTTGTACAGCGTTCCGCAGTCGCTCGCGCTCTTCGTCACTCATGCCGCACCACGCACAGGGCTGGCGCTCCGGAGTCCACGGAGGACAGGTGCAGCCCACGGTGCTGGCCGCTGGCTTCGCCGTGGCCTTGGCCTCGGTCTCGGCCTTCGCCTCCGCCCAGAAATCCACGCCCTTCTTGTCGGTCATCCACGTCCCGCCTGAATGAGAATTTCGATTGGAATGATGATGGTTGCCTGGAGCGAACCAGTTCCAGAAACGACCATGATCGGATCTCTTCCGTCGAAGCTACATCGCTCGACCAATCCACCGAGGTTCGTGTGTTCCACGCCCCTCTGGTCGAACGCATCCACGCCGGGCTTGAATGCGATGGCATCCTCCACCGCATCGATGATGGGATTGAGGAGATTCCCTTCCGGGTTCGTGTCCTCGGTGACCTGCGTGGCGTAGATGTAGATGCTGCACTTGATTTGATGGATGTGCGGATGCGCCAGCTGGAACGGGGCCATCCCGGTCGACGGGTTGTGCATCACGTACTCCGTCGCCACCAGGAACAGCGCCGGCTGCTGCTCGGGCGGAACCTCCGTCGGCAGCTTGTAGGCCCGCGAGAAGGTGATCATCTGCGCCGTCAGGGCCGGGAAGTTGCTCAGGCGGTCGAAGAGCGCGGCCACCGCCTGCTCGCGCTTAAGCGCCACTCCACACCCCCCGGTAGGCGTCCTCTACCGCGCGCACAATCTCGTCCTTCATCTCGTCGATGGACGGGCCGATGAACGGCCGCGACCTCAGGAACAGGATGCGCTGGTAGCGACGCTTGCCCTTCTTGATGTCGATCAGCCGGATGGGGATGCCCTTCTCCTGAAAGGCCGCGTAGAAAGCGCGACGCGCCACCCCGGCAGTCAGCACGTAGGCGGACCCGGCCTTCTGTACCTTCACGCTGTAGTAGATGCTGCGCTGGAGCTTCCCCGACTGCTCTTGCAGCTGGGCGCTCGCGCGCGTGCGCATGCGCGACTGGAGTTCCCCGCCGATGTAGTGCAACGCGGTGAGGAGCCGGTCCTGGAGCGTCTCGGACGACGTCCGAATGTGCTCGATGAACTCGAACATCGCCGCCGGATTCTCGGCGCGGATGTTGGCCACCATCGTCACTCTTCGACTCCCCCGAAGATAGCGATGCCGAGGGAGGTCTTGTACGCGTCGACCGTCATCTGGACGAGGAACGGCCACTCGTCCTTTCGGAACGTCACGGCGTCGGCGTCATGGACGCTGCGCTGCTGGATGCCAACGTGGTTGCGGTTCTGGTACACCCACACCGACAGCTCGACGCACGCCCGTTCGATGTCCTGCGGCACGGTGGCGAAGCCCGATGTGTAGGTCACCATGACGTTGCCGGTGCCGGCGGTGAACACGTAGCCCCGCAGCTCCAGCCTGTCGTTCAGCAGAATCCACCCCGGCTCCGTGACGCTGGTGGACTGGGGGATGGAGTTTTCGTCGATGGAGACAGCGGATACGGCCGTCACCGGCCCGTTCGGCAGCGCCATTCCGTAGGTGGCATCGCCATGAAACGTCTTGGTGATGGTGGAGGATTTGATGCGCCGGCCGATCTGCGTCATCAGCACGCGAGAGCAGGCGGTGATGATTCCCTGGAGGAGATCTTCCACCTGCGCCAAGGCCGCGCCGGTCAGGTTCGTCACTGACGGACCCAGCTCGGTCTTGACCTTCGCGAGCGTCGTCAGGTCGATAGCATCGGCAGTTGCCACGCTCCGCAGTTCCTCCTATGGGAAAATCGGGACGCGGCGAGACCATTTCGGGCTAGGGGCGAGCGTGCCCAGCCCTAGTGAGGCCTCGCCGCGTCCCTAGCCGTCAGGCCTGCCGGGGCGCCGGCCCCAGCTCCAGGCCGGCCGCGACGATCGTCCCGGAGCCGCCGGACACGGTCGCGTGCAGTCGGACGTAGGCAAAGCTGTTGTCGACATCGATGTTCGCATCGATGTTGCAGTCTGCCTGGCCGATCTTCGCGGTGCCATCGAGCGCCGAGATGCCGAGGTTGGCGGCGGTGATGAGATCCTTTACGCCGGTCCCGGACGAATCCGAGGCCTGCTGAATCTTCACCGCCAGGGTTCCGCCACCCGCGCCACAGAACGCGGTGACCTTCGCCCACTTGACCTCCTTGACGGAGACCCAGCCCGAACCGGTCGCCGTGCCGGCCGCAGCAACCGACTGCGGCACGACCGAGGCGGCCGCCTGGGAGACAAAGGCGTTCGACGGCTTCTCATTGTAGTTTGCCATGACTTCTTTCCTTTCCTTTTCGGATTAGCGAGCGGCCAGGGTGACAAGGGACGAGACGCTGTTGCCCTTGTTCCGGGTGATGGCGCTCGACCACCAGTGCATTCCGCCGAACCGGAGGGTGAACCGGAAGGCGGTGAGCCCGTAGTCGAACCACAGATGAATGGACGAGTCGCTCTGGAGCCCGCTGCCCTGGGTCAGGGTGATGTACTGGGTGAGGTCCGCGAGGATGATGTCTCCCTCGTCACCCAGGGCCGCTGCGGCCTCGGTGAAGACGATGGGACGACCCATCAGGGTGCCTGAGAAGTTGTTGCCCAGGAGGCCCTGCGACGCCGGGAAATACGCCGGGAAGGAGACGGACGACCCGGACGAAATCACCATCTGAGCCAGCTGCGGCTCGATGTCCTGGTTGGCGATCCAGATGGCATTCCGGCGATTCGGGGCCGCCATCCGGCTCCACATCTTCACGATGTTCTGGAAGTTGATGGTGTCCGCCGTCTGGCTGCCTTCCGCCGCCTGCGTCACCTTGCAGGGGCAGTTGAGCAAGCCCAGGGGCTTCATGACGCCATCGCCGTTCACCAGGGCGTCGTTGATCTTCCAGTCGATCTTCTGCGCCGTCCGCCGCGACATGTACGCGGTGAGCGACGGGGCATCCGCGAGCAGCTCGTCCGTCACCGGCAGGAGCGCTGCCAGCTTGTTGGCCCGGAGCGAGACGCTGCGCAGCTGGAGCTTCGACTGGCTGAACTGGGTTCCTTCACCCTCCCAGTACGCCTGCACGCCGTTGGTCGCATCCCACTGCGAGACTTCGTCCACCGGAATGTTGATGCTGAAGCCCGAGGTCGTCTGGCGATCCGTCCGCCCGACGAGCGAATCCTCGGTGAACACCTTCTGCATGATGGCGGTGCGGAAGTCCGGGGGCACCATGTAGCCACCATCGGCACCCACTGCCTCCTGCGCCTGGGTCGTCGCAGCGGCGAGGGGAGCCAGCCGGGCGTCCTCACGCCGACCGGTGGCCGCGCCACGGACGGCGAGAGCAAAGTCGCCCATGGAGAAGAAGCCACGGGTTCCATGCATCTCAGCGACGGGGCGACCGGTGACCGGCGAGCGGCTCGGCACCGCTGGCGCGGCCGGGGCCGCAGGCTCCATCGGAGGAGGAGTCGACAGCCGAGGGGACAGCGCGCTCATCTTCGCCTCGCGATCCAGAACCGCCTCGCGCCGCTGGATGTCCTTGGCCAGGGAGTCGAAAGTGATCGACCAGTTGTCGAATTCCTTCGACTCGTCCTCGGTCATCTCCCGGCCCTCTCCGTCGGCCTTCGCCTGGAGCGCCTTGGCCGAGGCCAGTGCCACCGCCTGCTTCTCACGCAGCTCGTCGATCGACGGAGCCCGGGCATCGGCGAAGAGTCGCACGCGCCCGAAAGTCATCAGCTTCATGGTTCTACCTTTCAGGTTCATCGGTTTGGGTTTGCGCTACTTCTTCACCGGCTCCTTCGAGGTGCCGTTTCGCGGGCTGGCCCGCGCTTCCATCGAGGCGAGCCGCGCCCGGGTGTCCGGACGAAGCTTCTCGGGAACGTTCTTGAACGTCGCCAGGACGGCGGTCGCGCGCGCTGCGGCGGCGACATCAGGCTCGTCCTGGTTCTCGTCCTCACTGCCGTCGTTGGAGATGGCGTCGGTGAAGCCCTTGGCCAGCGCCTCTTCCGCCGTCATCCAGGTCTCGTTGGCCATGATGGAGCGCATCTCGTTGTCCGAGACGCCCTTGCGGTTGCGCGAGACGTAGGTTCCGAGAAGGGTGCCCCCGACCTTGTCCAGGACATCGGCGGTGGTGCGCATGTCGGCCGCGTTGCCCACCGCGAACCCCCAGGGATCGTGAATCATCCACATGGCGTTAGGGGCGGTGGTGATGGTGTTGCCCACCATCGCGATGTAGCTGGCGGCCGATGCGGCCAGGCCGTCGATGTAGACGTTTTTCTTTCCGGCGAAGCGATCCAGGATGTTGAAGATCGCCGTGGCCTCGAACACGTCGCCGCCCGGGGAGTTGATGTAGATGTCTAGGACCGAGGCCTTGGCGTCCTCGAAGTCCTTCATCGCCGCAGAAATCGTCTTGGCGGTGATGCCGTCCCCGAAGAAATCCGCGCCTATCGCGTCGTAGATTTGAAGTTCGGCCCGGACCGGCTCCGACGACGTGGCTGCCGCCGCAGGGAGGATCGACGGAGCGCCCTTGCCGTCGAGCACCACCGTGAACGTTGTCGCCGTCGCGGTGGTGTTGGTCGTTAGCTGTTCTGGCGCATGAACGCGCGCCCGAAATCCATGCGCCTTATTGACCGCTCGGAACGTCCGGAGGGTGTCCTTGAACGTGTTCGCCATCCAGCGCACGTCGGACTAGCGATGCTGCGACCGAGACCGGGTCCATCCCGTTGTCGACGCTATCCGCTGCGGACACAAAGTCTTGCTCGGAAGGGCTATAGGCGCACTGTTTGAGCAGAGCGGGTGTGAAAACCTCCAACAGTTCCTCTATCAGCTTTGGACGAATCTTTGATCTTTCGTCTGCCAGCATCGTATTGATCTGCGATTGCGACTTCTTCCCCCGATGCAAATCAGCTGCACGGTTTTGTAGGCGCTTTGAATACCGCTCCAGCGAACCGGAGACGAGGGTGAGGACCGCCCCGAATAGCGCCTCGCGCGCGCGCATGGGGGAGTCGGTGTCTGGCGCGCGGGGGAGCGGCGGCGCCACCAGGGACAGCACGGCGCCGCTGCGCAGCCGGCGGCTCACCTGGACGCCACCACCGAGACCGCCGTTGTCGGGCGGATCCTTGAGCGGTGCGGTCGGGTCCGGCAGGCCCTGCCGCAGCGTCTCGTTCTCGGCGTTGGTCTGATCCACCATCGCCTGCACCCCCTCGTAGGTGGTGTAGTTGCTCATTAACACGCGGAGGTTCCCCTCCTCCCCCAGCGTGTTCATGTTCTCCTTTTCGAGAATGTCGTTGGCGGAAAACACCCCGATGTTCCGCATCTTCTCGTAGAAGGACGAGCGCGCCTGGGCGTCGCCATGGGCCAGCCAGTCGATGTCGATGTTTGTGCTGCGCCACGGCGCGCGCTGCGGAAAGAGCTTGAAATCCGCCTCCTGCTCCATGCGCTCACACCAAGGCGTCAGGGCGTCGCGGACGAATTCCAGGCCCAGGTGCTCGATGTTGTTGTAGGTGGCGCGGCTCAGGTCCTGGACACGGTGCGGAGGGACGCCGAAAAAGCGGCAGATTTCCTCCAGCTGGTACTTCCGGGAGGCGAGCAATTCCGAATCCGCTGGCTTGTTCGACAGCGAGTCAACGTCCCATCCTCCGTCGAGAACCGCCACCCGCGAGGCCTTGTCTGGACCGAGGTGCTCGTCGTTCCAGCGGTTCTTCATCTTCTCGTAGGCCTTGTCGTCCAGGGGCCGGGCGTTCTTTAGGACGATGCCGGCGCTCGCGCCGTTGGCGTAGTACGCCGACGAGAAGCGCTCCTGGGCCAGGTGCAGGGCAATCGACTTCGCCGCCCGGGCAACCATGTTGTCACCCAGCCAGCCCGACGGAGATGGCCCGCGCAGGTGGTAGATTTGGTCCGGCCGGTAGGCCACGGTGGGCCCGTTGAAGTTGTAGTACTCGTAGAAGATGTCGCCGGTCTCCTGCGAGCGCCGCATGCACACCCGGTCCGTCATCAGCGGCCACAGCTGCGCCACCCGTCCAGATCCGTCGCGGATGATCTCGGCATACCCATTGCCGATGAGCAGCGCCTGGTAGAGCAGGCACTCCCGAAAGGCGATGGCCGTCATCTCCGGATTGGGCCGGGTGTTCAGCAGGTAGGTCAGCGGATCATCCGGAAGCATGATGCGCTGTCGGCCACGGCGCTCGAACACTCGCCACTGAGACGAGGCGATCGCCTTGGTGATGGTGTCCACGCAGGCCCAGACAACGGACACCTGCTGGCTGACTTCCGTGGTGAGAACGACGCCCGCTGCCTGAACGGGAATCGGATAGTAGTGAACCATGCGCCGTGGGTCTTCCCCCCGGGCAAAGACGTAGCGCATCGCTCCCGCGACTCTACTCCACACGCTGTCGGCCACTGGTGGCCTCCCTACATGAAGCGCACGCCGGCGCTGGCGCCGGGTGGCGTTTCCGTCATGGCCCGACCGAGCGCCATGATGGTTGCTACGACACCGTCAATCTTGTTGTTTGGCTGTTCTTTGCGCGGATAGATGTTGTCCTTTGCGTCGCGGTAGCAGACGACGTTGGACACCATCCAACGAAGAACCGGATCGGCGTTGTGGTGGAGCCGACCAGCGAGCACCATGGCTTCGAGTTCTTTCATCGGGGCGCTGAAGTTCTGAACGGTAGCGCGGATTTCCACCGTCTGCACGCCTTGAGCATACAGTTCCTGCGCCAGCTGGGCCGACTGCCATGGGTCGTAGGCTAGTTCCCGAAGCTGGAAATTCTCCATGTCATCGACGACGGACGATTTGATTTCTCCGAAGTCGAGCACTTCGCCTTGGGTTTCCTTTAGCCAACCCTCCAGCTTCCAGCCCATGTACTGCGAATTTCTCCCGTCTTGAATCGCGTTCTCCGGGAGAAAATGATCACAAAACAGGTAGTAGTGCGGCTCGCTCTCATCGCAATCCTCCGGGTGTGCGCCCTGCGTTAGGCGGTCGCACTTCGGCGGATGTTCCCAGCGGACGTAGATGCGGGCCTTGGTGGCGATGTCGGTCTTTGTCGCCAAGTCCATCCCGACGTAGAGGGGGCAGTCCTGGAAGTTCTGCGGCTCCAGATTTGGATTCGCGCACCGGTCCCACGCGCGCATGTCCATCCATGCCTCTGCGGCATTCATCCAGAGGCAAAGGTGTTTTGTTTTGAAATTGTTCTGCGCCGACAGCTGGGTCATCGCCTTGGTCGCCAGCTGCTCGAATGAATCCGGCTGAACCGAGACGCCCCAGTTTGGGTTGGCCTTTTGCCAGACGACCGGATCCTGCCAGTCGTCGTTGTCGTCGATGGTGTAGACGATGCCGAACATCGCCTCGCGCGCCGCGTCGCTCTCGACGGTGCCCTGGAGAACCTTCAGCGCGAAGCCCCGGACCTCGTAGCAGATGCCGGCGGTGTCGGTGCCGGCGGTGGTGATGCACCACAGCAGAGACGCGGTCCGCTTGGCGGTCGCCGTCTCGATCACGTCGTACACGTCGCGCGTTTTGTGCGCGTGCAGCTCGTCGATGACGACAAAATGCGGATTCAGTCCGTCGAGGTTCGACGACTCGCGCGACAGCGGCAGAAATTTCCCGTAGGTCTCCTTGTGGAGAATCGGGGAGGACGTCATTTTCGTTTTCGGCAGATGCAGCTTCATCCGGGTGGCGAAATCCGGACGCTTCCGCAACATGTCGAACGCGTCGCCGTAGGTAATGCGGGCTTGGTCGCGCGTAGTGGCAGCTGAGTAGACCTCGGCCCCCTGTTCTCCGTCGAGACACAGCGCATACAGCGCCACGCCCGACGACAGCGTCGACTTGGCGTTGCCGCGCGGAACCTCGATGTACGCGCGGCGGAAACGCCGGCCGCCGGTGTCCTTTCTGCGCCAACCGAAAACGGTTGTCAGGACAAAGCACTGCCATGGCTCCAGGTGAATCAACTCGCCGGCGTTGGCCTTGGGGCCCTTCACATGCGGCAGCCGC